TAGCAGCCTTAAAACCGAAAGTAAAGGCGTTCGGGTTTAATACTAAGGAGATAGAGGGTATTGCCGAAAGCATTTCCAATAACCTCAACCTTGCAGATGATGCCTCAGACGAGGATGTAAACGAAGCGATAGAGAAATCCATCAATGCGGTTCTTCCAGTCTTCACACAAGCTCAATCGATGGCAAATCGAGTAATCGAGAAGAAATCGAAAGAGATGGCAGCCCAGTTAAACAACAACACTGGTGGCGAAGGAAACGGCAACGACAACAACGGAAACCAGGGTAATGGCAACCAAGAGAACGGAGCCGGCAACAACAACGACAACAATGGTGTTGATAACAAGGGTGGCAACGACAATGGCAAGGCACTCGCCGAGATGCTTGCCGAAGCACTCAAACCTTTCACAGCAAAGATTGACGCACTGTCGGGTGAACTGACTGCAATGAAGACAGAGAAGACCACCACATCACGCAAGCAGCGTCTTGAAAAGCTGTTGGAGAATAGCGGTGCTTACGGACAACGCACGTTGAAGAACTTCGCAAAGATGTCCTTTGAGAACGACGACGAGTTCAATGAGTTCCTTTCCGATGTCGAGAGTGATTTGAAAGCTTACAATCAGGAAAGAGCTGATGCAGGACTTCAACAGTTGGGCGTACCCCCATCGCAGAATCATCCAAAAGACAAGCCCTATGCAAAACCCCTCACAGAGCAGGAAATAAAAGACCTGGTAGATAGTCTCTAACTTGATACCCTACATAAGGGAAGTAAGCCAAAACCTCAATTTAGGATAACATTTTAAACATTAAAGAACATGACAAAGGTTTTGGATGTAGGTACAAAGGTTACTTACGGAATGAATTACGATCCTGTTATCGTCCGCAGATATGTGGGCGGTAAGCATGGTGGAGCTGTCCTTGACGTGTCTGAATATACGGAAGAGTATATCAAGGCAGGACAGGTTGTTGTCAAGGACGCTGATGGTGTGCTCAAACCTATGCCTATCTCTGATGGAGCATACGGTACTCTCCCCTCTGGCTGTACCTATTATGGTATAGTCGTTACTACTTGTTTGGCAAGTGAGCCTCTGACAGGCATTCTCACGGCAGGCGAAGTGAACGACAAGTGTCTTCCATACGACATAAGTACGATTCTCACCGCTTTCAAGGCTGCTGTGCCTACCATTGTTTTCGACCACGACTAAGCAAAAAGGAGGATTGAATAATGAATCAAAGTATATTTGCAAAGTATGTTGAGAGATTCTTCCCTCAACTTCAGACTATTATCCAGCTGTTTAACGGAAAGCGTTCGGAGTCTGACGCTTTGAAGTACTACCACAAGGACACCAACATCATGCGTCGCGAGTACGCTCCCGACAACAAGTGGGAAACAGATACCGTAAACACGCAGTATGTGGCTGCTGACATCGTTGACGCTGACAGTCCGCTGCCAATCAAGAACCGTGATACCCTCGGTGCGGCAAGTGGGAAACTTCCGAAGATAGGTGCGAAGCGCATCTTGAAAGAAAGTGACATCAATATGCTGAACGTAATGGAGGCGCAAGGCGGAAACGCAGCAGAGATACGCCGTCGTCTCGTGAATGACTCGGTGTTCTGCTCTACCGCAATAGATGAGCGCAATGAGTTCAGTTTTCTGTCAGGGCTTTCCAACGGCTATGTGGCTGTCAAGGATGATGAGAAGAGCGGAACATTGCTCCGCATAAACTATCAATACAAAGACAACCACAAATTCGGTGTTCAGACTTCTGGCGAGTTGACAATAACCGACCTACGCAATGCCATAGAACAGGCAGAGGAGCAGGGCAACACTATCATTAAGATATGGATTGCAAAGTCAACGTATGACGCTCTCCGCGCCACAGATGAAGCCCGTCAGCTGGTAGTTGACTACAAAGGGCAGGTGATTGTCGGAAACGCCACTTTGCCTATCCCGACTCCCAAGTCATTCAACGAGGCGTTTGAGGACGAGTTCGACGGTATAACCTTTGAGGTTGTCAATCGTTCGATAAAGGTGGAGGCAGACGGGAAACGAACTTCCGTCAAGCCTTTTAACCCGAACAACGTCATCCTTGCTTCAAGCACGCAGCTTGGCGCACTCGTTTACGGTCGTGTGGCAGAGCAGACAAATCCTGCGCCGCAGGTGGCATACTCTGTCGTTGACACGTACAAGCTCATCAGCAAGTATTCTCTCCTTGACCCGTACAGCGAGATTACGGCAGGTCAGGCTTATGCGCTCCCTGTCATTGAGGACGTGGAAGGCTTGTATATGATCAGTCTCGACAAGGCTATTGCCGTGGATGAGACAGCGGAGACTGCTGACACAGCTGACGCATACGTCACCGTTGACGGCAAGAAGTACAAGAAGCCGGAGTTCATCGCTCTATTGAAAGGATACGCAAGCATCCGCACAGACGCGAGCGACGCTAAGGTAATTAGCGTTTACAACTCTCTGAGCGACGAGGCAAAGGCTTCGCTTACAGAGGAAGCCTCATCAATCGTTGTAACGGCGTAACCATGAATTGAAATAATGACAATAAGCGAGTACATATCACAGAAGTTGCAACCCTTCGGCACTGTGTCGGAGGCGCAGCTTCTTGATATGTCCCTCTCTGGCGGCTTTAACTTGGACGACGAGTACTCTGAGGAGAACACGCAAAGCGTGGGTGAAGCCATGACCAGCCTTGTGGGGGAGTTGATACTGTCGCCAAAGCTGTCATCGGTAAACGAGAGCGGTTTTTCCGTCTCGTGGAACTTTGACGGTTTGAAAACGTATTACCTTTTCCTTTGCAAGAAGTATGGCGTTACTCCAGATGCGGATATTGCAGGAAAGCCTCGTGTTTACATAAAGAGTTGGTAGGATGTTCTTTTCGCCCCACACATTACAGATAAAGGAATATATCCCCGAAAAGCGTGACGAATACGGTCGTGTCATGGAGGGAACTGGCGGCTACGAGTGGAAAACACTCGGCAAGTGCCGTTGTGATGATGTGAGTGCTGAGAGGAAGTCGGCGGTCAACGGAGCGTTGTACGACTTTAAGTACAAGGTCGTATTCGACAAGAGCATTGGATATGTGGCGGAAAACAGCGATGTCCGATGCCTCAACAAAGATGGAACTGTCCGAGGGCAAGGTACGGTAAAAGGGCCGATGGAGACAAACTACCTAAGCTATCGTACGATATGGTTAGAGTAACGTGCAAGGTGGACTTTTCCGACGTTGACAAGGCTTTCGAAACCTTGAAAAGGGAAGTGAGGGAAGCCATGACTGAGACAGGAAAGGCTGCTGTAGAGTATGCGAAACAGCACGGCTCTTACAAAAATCGCACTGGCACTTTAAGAAAGTCCAACAAGTACGAGGTAAGCGACAAGGCTCTGACGCTCATCAACGATGCCGCATCGCCAAAGGGCTACAACTATGCGTCCAATGTGGAGGACAAAGGTTATGACGTGTTAAGCGGAGCTGCATTGTACGCTGAAAGTGAGCTGAAGAAGAAAACGAGATGATAACCAGTGGCGACATAGCGAACATCATCTATCGTGACTGCAAAGTTTTCGGGATAACGATAGTTCCAGATGGCAAGACCATCGTGGGCGAGCTGACGGACGAGAGGATAACCATCCACTCGAAAGAGCCGCAGGAAAGCACGTACTGGTGGAAGTCTTACGTTGAAGTCAACTTCTGCGTACCCGACTACAAGGACGAGTCCAACAAGGCACGTCTTGATAAGTTGCAAGCGAAAGCACACGATTTGTGGCAGAACAAGAGCGTCACGGGAGAGTACAACGGCACTCGCTACAAGTATTCCCTGTTCACAAGCAGCCAGTCAGAGGAAAGCACGCTTAATTGTCATTATGTGAATGTAAGATTATTGTTTAAATGTTTAAATGTAAAGTAAAATGGCAGCACCAAAAGTATCAGCTATAGATATAAAGCAGTTGTGGTACGCCGAGCCGTCGGCTGTGACCGCAGACCTTACAGGCGCAACTTTGAATACATTGCTTAGCGGCGCGACAGAGGTTGAGAATGTTCATCAAGACACGTGGAG